GACTAAAATCTGGAATGGTCTTGTTGTTGAATCAACAAACCATTTCTTAAAAACAGATTCCTCTTTTTCATTAATTCTGTATACATAATCAAAAATACTAACCTCCAAACTATCTTTGTGTTCCTCATACCACTCCGCCACAAATTTAGGAATTGCGACTTTTTCGGGTTCGTCTAACTGACTGATTAACCCCAAAATAATTTTCTTATCAACATACGGTCTAAAGCTAGTAATACTAGTGTGACTTGGTAAACTTTCAATTTTCTCAATCAATTCTTTCTTATTCATTCTTTAACTCCTTGATTTTACTTTTATATTCCTTCACTCTTTTCTTCCAGAAACTACGTTCTTCTGCTCGTGAATGTGCAAGTGATTTAACACACGGTTCGGTTAATTCTGATATGTGTGCTTCTGCTTTCTCAATCTCTCGCTCATAGCCTTCAATTAGCTGCTTCTTTAAGTCATCATTCATATAAATCACCTAAAATGGAAAATCATCATCTGAGATATCCAAAGGATTTGTAGCTCCGAAACTTGGTGGCATCTGATTTTCCATGCTTGAGTGGTTCGCAATATTATCCTTCTTTTCAAGCGTTTGAAAACTTTCAGCTACCACTTCCGTCACATAGACACGTTGACCTTGTTGATTATCGTAACTACGAGTCTGGATGCGGCCAGTGATTCCCACAAGAGCACCCTTTTTAACCCAATTTGCAAAATTTTCAGCTTGCTTACGCCACATAATACAATTAATGAAGTCCGCCTCTCGTTCTCCATTTGTGCCTTTAAAATTCCGATTGACTGCAAGGTTGAAAGTCGCAACAGCAACATTTGACGGTGTGTATCGTAATTCTGGATCACGAGTTAAGCGCCCAATTAATACTACATTATTGATCATCTTTCTTTTCCTTTCTTGCTGCACGTTCCCCGACTAAGTAGCCGAGAAATAGCCACAGAATAGCCATTCCAAATTCTTTAATAAGTTCAATCATTTTCTTCTCCTCCTGAAAAAGTTGCTAAATAATAACAGTCCTTAGCACCGTAGTCGAATCGTGTTGTCCGCTTTCCGATGTGCTTCTGAAATCTTGGGTGAGTAATAGCCGAGAATGCCCATTGATGGTCTTCCATCCGTTCAATGAGATCATCAACGTTATTAAAGGTTCCAAGGAAGAATTGACAGTGCCCGTTATAGACAAAGTAAAGATTTAACATTAGTATCTCCTATCCTTCATACTGGATGGATATACAAAACATTTTCCTGTTGCTCCTTCAAAAATTCGACTAGAGAGAGCACCATTCCCGAAATCGTCCGAGTAAAGCTCTTTAATCTCTTCACTAGACAGATTCGTGTTGATAATCGTATTCGTCCGATTATCCAGGATCTTGAACAATATCTGATGCGCCCACTCATTCCGCTTCGTGTCGGCCTTTCGACTCTCTTTCCCAAGATCGTCCAAGAAAAGAAAATCAACCTCAGACAATAGCTTGACCATCTTTGCTTCTGAATAGCCATTGTCAAACTCAAAGCTTTCACGAATCTTATCAAATAAAGTAACGACTGACACAAAGAGCACGCTTTTAGGTTCATCATAAGACTTGAACTGCTCATTGAGAAACCGAGCTAATCCATAGGTCAGATGACTCTTACCAACACCAGAAGGTCCTGTGATGATAGCATTTCCAACCGTACCTTTGGCATACTCACGTTCCAATCGCTTCACAAAATTCATAGCCTTTTCATCAATATCAACCTGAATCTCATAGTCATGTAGTGACTTGCTGGCCAGCTTACTTGAAACGATACTGTCACGAGCAAAGACCTCGTAAGTGTCCGATAGCTTGCTTTTAACTTCAGATTCCATATTCAACTGCTTTTCAAAGAGTCGGATGTTCTCTTTCTCACACTCAGGACATTGACTGATTTCCTCAACCTTGCCCTTGATAGGAATCTTAACAGACCAAAGATGGCATCCATGGATTTCACAGACATCATCCAGAACTGTTCTAGTTCTAAATTGTTTAAACTGTTTCATCTAAAATCCTAGCCTTTCATCAACTGCTGATTGAAATGAGTGAACTTTTCGTGGCATAGGTTGGTTTAGATAATTGTCCATCTTATTACCAAAAAGTGTTTGTGGTTGAAGATACTGTTCATACTCTGTACCTTTCCACTTAGCGACCATGATGTCCACAACCTTTTTAAAATCTTCAAGTACATAACCCTCTTTTAGCCTTGCCTTGATAAATTTTTGATGACTAGCAGTGTCAACCTTAAAATTCTTCTGAGATTTCAAATTGAGATAAGAAATAACTTCCTGACAAATCAAGAATATATTATTGTTATTCTCAGTCTTAGTATTCTCAGTCTTGATTGTGTGTACTTTTTGCACTTCCGAAAGTGTATTTTCTACACTTCCATGGTGTACTTTTTGCACTTCCTGAAATGTACTTTCTACACTTCCGTTAAGTGCCCCAAGATAAATTCGGTTTGGTAAGTTCATTCCTTGTCTGACTTCTGTTATTAGACCAGCATCCTTCAATTCCTTTTTAATTTTAATAATTGTCTTGTTGCTATTACAATTTAAGTCAATCATCAACTGTTCATTTGTGTAATACTGGAACACGTTCCCATCTTTATCATGCCAGCCATTTTTCAAAGATAGTTCTAACCTATCAAATAGAAGCATGTAGAGCAGTTTTGCATTATTGCTTAGTTTTTTATATTTTTCATCATAGATGAATGGTTTTGGAAATTTAAAGAAGGCTAGAAATCCAGTTACTTCACTCTTTTTAATCATAGTTATACTTCCTCCACACTTGAAAATTTTGTGTATTCCTTATGAAAATACAACTTCACTGTCCCTAGACTACCATGTCGATTCTTTTCTAGGATCAGCTCGGTCACGTTATTCGCTTCTTGACTGTCTGCATGTTCCTTATGGTAGTAGGCATCACGATACAAGAAAGCGACAATGTCTGCATCTTGCTCAATCGAACCAGATTCTCGCAAATCTGATAGCATTGGGCACTTGTCCTGTCTCTGCTCAACCGACCGACTCAACTGCGATAAGGCAATGACAGGAACCCTTAAATCCTTTGCTAGTATCTTCAATTCCCTTGAAATTTCAGAAACAATCTGCTGACGATTCTCCCTCTTTGAACCAGTAATCAACTGCAAGTAGTCAATGATGATAATGCCTAGACCGCCCATTTCTTGAGAAAGCTTTCGAGCCTTTGACCGTATATCTGAAATCCGAATCCCAGCCGTATCATCCACGAAAATAGGCACATCATAGAGATTGCTTTGCGCATGTACAAGTCTTTTCCATTCATCTGTACTTAAATTCCCAGTCTTCAAATGATAACCTGGAACCATCCCCTCCGATGCCACCATACGCTCAATCAATTCCTCTGCTCCCATTTCAAGCGAGAAGATGACGGCAGGCTTTCTTTCAACCGTAGCTACATGTTTTGCAATGTTCAATGCTAGCGCCGTTTTGCCCATAGCAGGACGAGCAGCAAGGATGATAAGATTTCCCTCATGAAGGCCTGTTGTAATCTTATCCAATCCGACAAAGCCAGTAGATAGACCAGTCACGAATCCATCTGTCTGTGAGCGAGTCTCGACTATCTGCATATGTGTATCAAGGATATCGGCCACATTACGAAATCCCGTCCCTGTATTTTGATTACTGATATCAAGAATTGATTTTTCAGTTTTTTCGATGATTTCATTGATAGAAATATCTCCCTGATATGCACTAGAAAGTGATTTCGACAGTTCAGCTATGACTTTCCGAAGAGTTGCCTTCTCTTTTACTAATTTTGCATAATGCTCCACATTTTTTGAAGTTGGTGTTGAATTTACCAACTCTACAACATATGTCATGCCCCCAATATTTGAGATATCACCCTGATTGGTAAGAGCTGACACCATAGTGGTAGCATCGATTGGCTCACCTTTTTCAAGCAGAGACAACATGGTTTTAAACACTATCTTATTTGCAGGCTTGTAGAAATCATCTGGAGTCAATTCGTCTGCCAGCGATGTCATCGTTTCTGGTGAAATAAAGACTGCCCCCAAAACCGACTGCTCTGCGACTAGATCATGAGGTAGTATTCTAAAATCTTCACTCATGCGCTATTCCCCCAATATTTTTCTAAATCCACATTCATCACTACAGCAAGATTCTTTTGCTCAGTTAAGATCTGACGACGATAAGGAGCAAGTCCAGCTTGTCGCTCTTCCTCGCTTCGTGGCAAGTAATAGCCGTTCGGCTTCATCTTCTTAGCTACGATAGGATGACCAAAATTCACACGCAGACTCTCAATGACCTCTTCTAGCCTACGCTTTGAGAGTCTGGTTTCGATACGAATTTCACTTGCTTGAATGGGCAGGTCGAAAGTCGCGCAATTCATGATCATTTTTAACACACGGATTTCCATCTCACTCATTTCACGACTAACACTCATGTCTTTGCCCTCCATTTTCTTGGATTCTGACGGAAATTCATAGTCATTTCCTGATAAAGCAAACGCCCATTTTCTTCTAAGAGGCCTGCATTTTGCTTTCTTAGAAAATCATTATTACCTGCTTCTTCCAGGTAGTCCTGAGCCAGTCTGTCATAATCTTCGATGCATGCTCTAAAAACTTGTGGTACATCCTCAAGCGATGAAGCCAATCCTGTAGGTGGCTGGGTATCGTAGGTGGATTTCCTATCGCTATTTTTCAAGTTTCTTCGGGCAACTTCTCTAAAATCCTCAGTTTCTTCGATGATGATCACTACATTTTGCTCATCCGATTTTTCATTTTTAGCTGTAAATATCATCAGGATAAAGAACCCGATAAAAATAACTAGTAAGCCAAGCAATTGGCTTGATACAGTTGGTTCTGTCATTTCGTTCTCCTTACGCTCTTAATTTCCGTACTTGTTTTTCTAATTCCAAAATCTCATAAACATCATTGACATCGTACATAGTATCTTTCCCCTGCTTACGAAATCTTAATCCTTTACGTTCTAACTGCTTCACATATCCGTGCGTAAAGCCGAACTTCTTCATCAAAGTTTGTTGATTGATTGGCATGCGATCATTCTCTAACTGCTCCTTGACCTGCTTTTCAGCAAAAGCCAATAATTGATTCGTGAACAATTCAGCACTTTCACCATCTAATCGTAATTGTAACGTTATACCTTCCATTTTTTACATCCTCTCAACTATGCGGGCAAGCATTTTTGTGATATAATGGTTTTAATTATTTTAGTATGCACCTGATTTCCGTAAGGTGCTTTTTTGTTATTCTCCTCAAATGCGTAATCTTCCAGCACCTAATTTTGATGATTAGGTGTTTTTTGTTGCATAGCACGCTTTCTGATAGCTTTTCCCAAACAATCAGATAAGTGAAGCATATTAGGGACCTTGCTTCCTTGGATGCTACTAATAGCTCCTAAAGCTTCATAGTAAGTTTCTGTGTGTTCCAAAATATCATCAACCATATTTTCAAAATGTTTCTCAATAATTTCTTTGATGAGATCATTATTTTGTTTCTTTTCGTTCATAATATTCCTTTCTACGCCTTTTCCTTTTTTGCGGTTAAACCGCAATGTTGTGTAAAAAAATAATGTCATCAATAGACACATCAAAAGCAGTAGCGATTTGATAAGCCTGCGTTACAGTAGGCTCTGTTTTACCTCGCTCCCAATTTCCCCAAGTATCAGCAGAGACATCAAGAGCCTTAGCTGCGTCCACTTGTCGCCAGTTCTTTAGCGTTCGCAATGTTTTAAGAGTCATTTTTGGCATTTTACTGTCCTTTCTAACATTTTTTATAATTGACTGACTCAACTATGATTATATTATAATGCGGTTAAACCGCAATGTCAAGTGTTTTTTGCGTTTTTTTCGTATTTTTTTATTTTTTTTCTTTACTTTTTTGCGTTTTTGCCGTAATATATTCTATATAAAGGAGTGATACAAATGAGTAATAATAAAAGTAAAGAAATTTTCTCTGCGAACTTGGAAAATTTGATGAGCAGCAGAGGGATTGATAGAAATAAGCTCTGTTCTGATCTCGGATTGAAGTACACTACTGTAAGAGATTGGTTAAAAGGCATAACTTATCCTCGAATAGGAAAGATCGAATTACTTGCAGACTATTTCGGAGTAAACAAATCGGACTTGATAGAGGATAAAACTCAAGAAGTAAAAGAACTAAAAATCCCTACTTCCCCTCTTGTTCAAAAAATCACTGAAAAAGTTGTAAAGTTATCAACTCCAAGAAAACAAAAAATTCTGAACTATGCTAATGAACAATTAAAAGAGCAGAATAATAAAGTGATTATGATTGAGGAAAAGCTTTTTGAATACCGTGTTTTTGAAAAGCTATCAGCTGGTACTGGATTTTCATACTTCAACGATGGGAACTATGACACTGTTTTTTATGACAAAGACCTAAACCACGATTTTGCTTCTTGGGTTTTTGGAGACTCAATGGAACCTAAGTACATGAATGGAGAGGTCGTTCTAATCAAAGAAACAGGTTTTGACTACGATGGTGCCGTTTATGCAGTCGATTGGGATGGCCAAACTTATATAAAGAAGGTCTATAAAGAAAAAGACGGTCTTAGACTCGTCTCTATCAATAACAAGTATAAAGATAAATTCGCACCGTATGACGAAGATCCAAGAATCATTGGAAAAATAGTCGGAAACTTCATGCCAATTGAAAATTAAAAGGAGAAAAACATGAACAAAAGAACAAATTCTAAGCCAATTTATAAAAGAGTATGGTTTTGGGTGCTGATTGCTATCGTATCTATTGGTGTTGTAAATGGCATTTTAAACACTCCACCTAAAAATACTGCTGCTAAAACTGAAAAAACAACATCAACAACGGTTGAGCAGAAATTTAAAATGACTAAAGAATTAGGTGAGGAATTCGCTTTATACTTTAAAGAGAACGCTGAGGTCCTTGATAAAGGAGAAAAGGTTGATTTTGTTCCTGGAGGGGATGATAAAAACCTTTCTGTGCGAATTGGAGAAAGCTGGAAAAATGAAAGCACTAGTCGTAAAATCTATATTTCAAATGAATTTTTTAAAGCTAAGAATACCATTTTTGAAAAGTGGGCTCAAGAAAAAGGCTACAATGTTGATTTAGAAAAAGATACACCTCAACTGCTTGTTTATACCTCAGACTCTGATAAAACTCAAATATCTCAAGAGTACAAAGGAGAAATGAAAATTCTGAAATAAAATAAAAAAATCCCCACACTCTCCGACGGCCATCTTTGAGTGTGAGGTTTCAACCTTCCATGTGACAAGCAATGGAAAAGATGATAAAAAAATACACTTATAGTTTATCATAAGTTCTACACCTTTTCAACTATGCGGGCAAGCAATCGAAAAGAAAGGACTTTTTATGATAAAAAAATACATTACAAAAAAAGGAGAGACTAGATATCTCTTTCAAACATACCTGGGCATAGATCCAGCTACTGGAAAAGAAAAACGCACAACACGCCGTGGTTTTAAAACCATCAAAGAGGCCAAGGCAGTCGAACGTGATCTTCTCTTAGATGTTGAAGAAAATGGTTTTTCAAGCAATAAAGATTCCCAGAACCCTACATTCGCTGAAGTTGCTGAGCTATGGCTTGAAAGCTACAAGAGCACTGTAAAACCAACAACTTATCAGAACACTAAGAAGAAACTTGATGTTATGATTGACTCATATTTCACAGATATGAAGATTAAGCAGGTCAGTGTCGCTTATTGTCAGAAGGTTGCTATAAAGTTAAGCAATCGCTATGTCCTCTATTCCAATTACTACTCTGTTATTAGCCGTATTTTCAAGTATGCCACTTCTCTTGACATCATTAAGTCAAATCCCTTAGATAAGATTATCAAGCCTAAAAATAAACCCTTAAAGGGCAAAGAAAACTACTATACAAAGCAGGAGCTAACGGATTTTCTTAAAGTTTCCAAAGCAAATTTTAAGCCTGTAGACTACACTTTTTTCCACTTACTCGCTTTTTCTGGCTTGAGAACTGGAGAAGCTATCGGTCTCATGTGGTCAGATGTTGACTTTGAAAATAAACGGTTAAGCATTTCTCGCACGGCTGTCGTGATTGGCAAAAAACAAACTGTTCAGGACCCTAAAACCAAAAGGAGTAAGAGAGTTATCACCTTAGATGATGAAACTCTGAATGTTTTGAAACTCTGGAAACGACAGCAAATAAAAGAATATTTCCAGGCTGGTGTGCCTTACAAACATGATTTGAATTATATTTTTACGAATGACATAGGGGGATGGCTTTTAGCCGCAACTATGAAAGTGAAGCTTAGCAGATTCTTTTGTAAACACAAAGAACTTAAAAAAATTTCGCCTCACGGATTTAGACACACACATGCTTCTCTCCTATTTGAAGCTGGTGTTACAGCTAAAATCATTTCAGATAGACTCGGTCACAATAATGTTCAAATCACCCTTGATATGTATACCCACATCAATGATAATCAACGTGTTGAAGTCGTTGACCAGTTCATGGATTTCATCCGCTCCAGCTAAAAGTAAAGTCGTATTCAATATCGTATTCACTTTTACTTAACACGCTAGAAGTCCACTGGTTTCAAAGGATTAGCAAGCTGTGTACTATTTATGGTATAATGAAAGAATGAAGTATCCAAAAATTAATTTAAAAGAAGTTCGCGAGCAGGCTAGACAATTTCAAGCCGAGCACCCTCGCTTGCTGCTTGTCTTTTTATTACCAAGTATTCTCTTGATTCTATCGAGCTTTATCAGACCTTTATCCCTACTTGATGAAGGCATTCTTGAACAGTCCTTCTTGAGTTTTCTAGGGATTACAATCCAGTCTGCTCTCTTTCCGATAGCCGTTGGATTTACAAGTTCCATCATCCTAGCTGGTGCTCTCTTTACCACGATTAATCTTTACAGAATTTCTGAGATAGAGCTTTCCTTTAAAGATAGCCTGTCCTTGCTTGACAACCGCTTCTTTACCCAGACATTTCTAACGCTCTTACTCAAGCGTTTCTATCTCTTTTTATGGAGCATCCCTAGTCTTTTTGGAGTCTACTTGCTCTTTTATAGCAGTGCCATGGCTCGTAAATTTGTGGAACTTCATCCTCAATTTCCATCTGTCGACATCACCAATCCAGATATCGAACACTTCCTACTTACTTTCGCTCTCTATTTCTTTGGTAGCGTCCTAGTAATGATTTTGGGAACCATTATCTATCTGCCACAATATTATGCCTATTCCCAAGTTGAACTACTTTTATGTGACACCCTTGCAATCGGAATTGCCAAACCGAGCCGCGTGCTGCATACCAGCCGCTTTCTCATGAAAGGCTATAAGTTCCAACGCTTTGTCCTTGATTTGCAGCTACTTCCTTGGTATATCCTCATCTGGATTAGCTTTGGAATCGCAAGTATCTCTATCTTCCCTTATATCTATAGTAGCCAAATCTTCTTCTATCAAAGACTACTTGAAATCAAGCGGAGAAAAGTTTAA